CAACACTCCTGAGTTCTATGAATGGATTCAATGGCTGATTAAGCTTGGCGCGGATATGTCGGGCGTTGCAGAAATGGCTTCACAAGCCAAGAAGAGTCCAGGTCTCAATAGCGGAGAGGCGATTCGTGAGGCTAATGATTTACAGTCTGCAAGGTTTGCTACACAGGAGCAGCGTTATCAGGATGTCTTCACTGAGATTGGTTATCACATTGTTGATACGGCTTCTGATATTGTTGAAAAAACAGGCAAGTATACGACAGTCTACCCGTCTAAAGACGGGACGAGAGAAGTAGACTTTAAGCAGATCAAGAAACTTAAAAATACTTACATTATACAATGCTACGAAGAGTCTGCTCTGTCTAAAGATCCAGCAGATCGACAACAGCAGCTGTCTGAAAAACTAGCAGCTGGAGAGATTTCACTTCTCGAATTCAGACGCTTATCTAACTTCCCAGACCTCGAACAATCGGACCGTTTAGCTCTAGCTTTAGAGGAACGCATCTTCTATTGCTTGGATGATATTATTGAGAATGGCGACAAGAATTGGGAAAAGATAGTTCCTGACAGATTCATGCTGGATCCAACCGACATGATGACTACTTATTGCACAAACTATATCAATCTCTATGCCCCGACGAACCTTGAGCCAGAGAAAATGCAGCTCTTAAGAGACTGGATTGTTCAAGTACAGAACATCAAAGATCAAGTGCAGCAAGAAGCACAAGATCAACAGATGCAAATGCAGGCAGCCGCTCAGGCCGCACAACAACCGCAGGGTCAACCCGCACAAGCCCAACAATCTCCTCAAAGCGCTGGTCTCCAGGTTGTTCCGCCAAATCCATCATTAGCACCGACATCACAAGTACAAGTTTAATCATAACAAGGAGTTACATATGGCTTATGAATTAGCCACGCTTGCAGAACCTAATGCTCAACCATCGAATCTATCACCCGGCATTAACCGAGAAGAGATGCAGTTAAATTCATTCTCTTCGGCAGACACTAGACTCGCTAATGCTATTGCTAAACTTCAGGGCAAACCCGTTCAAGAACTGCCAAAAAATAACGCTACAAACATTAATGAAGTGGTTACGGACGAACCTGTAACAAGCGGCGCATCGCTACCATTATCACCGCAGCTTGCAGCTCTTGCTCGTAAAGAACAAAAGCTAAGGCAAGACCAAAAGGCTCTGAAAGCTAGTGAATTAGCTATCGCAAAAGAGCGCCAAGAGTATGCCGAATTAAAGGCACTCAAGGAGAAAATCGCGGCCGGGGATTATTCCGAAGCTGAGAAGCTGATCGATTACGAGAAGTTTACTCAAGCGAAACTCGGAAGAGACCCGAAAACAGAGGAACTGGATAAAGTTCGATCAGAGATTGCAGAACTAAAAGCCGCTCAACACAAGGATGTAGAAGATCGGTTTAAGTCAGCAGTCCAGCAGCGGCGCACAGCGGTCATGGATTTAATTGCTAAGGACGACACGTTCAAAGCAATCAAAACCAAGAAAGCCGAAGAGGCAGTTGTTCAACTTATTCTCGATACTTGGGAAGAAGAAGAGATCGAGCTTTCTCCAGAGGCAGCAGCCAAGGCTGTGGAAGATGAACTCAAGGCACGCGCAAAGGAATGGGCGTCTTTGATTCAAGAAGAAGTGAAACAGGACCCAGTCGTTGAGAAGAAGGAACTTCCTCCTCTCAAACCTGGAATGAAGACGTTGACTAATAACATGGCTTCGACGGGCGAGATTAAACGCCCTCTTAAGCCGCTTCATACGATGACCGACACCGAGCGATACGCTGAGGCCCGTCGTCGTTATGAAGAAAAACTATCACAAGGAATGAGATAAAATATGTCAGTACCAGCAGCCAGTCAGTTTTCAAGTACACAAACAAACTTCGGTACGCTGAAGGAATTGTATTCAGACGATGCGTGGGTCATGAAAACCCTGATTCTGAATAATAACCCCGCACTTGCCATTATTGAGAAGGACGAGACTCCACTCGGTATCGGCGGTAAATACTTTACTGTACCTGTTCTCGCAGCAGGTGGTGGCGGTCGTTCTGCCAATTTCGGATTGGCACAAACGTCGCAATCGGCTCCGCTTACTCCTGAATTCCAAGTTACTAAGGTCAACAACTACTCGCTCTTCACTATCACTGGTGAATTCTTGCGCGCATCTGCTGAGTCTATTGGCGCGTTCATGCCCGGTATGGATACCAACGTTAAAGCTGCATTTGCAGTACTTGGTAACGATTTGGCACATGATCTTTTCGGCGATGGATCGGGAACTCGTGGTACTTATGGATTGGGAGCTGGCGCTATTAATGCCGGTGTGATCACGCTTGATAACGCTGGTACTGCAATGTTCTTCCAGCCTGGAATGATCTTAGCTTCGTGGTCTGTGAGTGGTTTGACGCCAACGCAATCAACTGCAGCTGCTCTTGGTTATGTAATCGCTGTTGATACAGGTGCAGGTACGGTTACTGTTTCTGCTACTGCAGGTGGAGCGGCTGGAACTCCGACTAACTGGTCTACTTCGTTCCCATATCTCGGTGTATACGGTGATACGAACTTCATTTCGAATGGTTTGTCATCGGCAAATATGCTCAAGATGGCAGGCTTCGGCGCATGGATTCCGCAAACAGCTCCGGGCGGATCGGATAGCTTCTTTAATGTGAATCGTTCGGTTCTCCCCTCGACTCTTGCTGGATACCGCTTCGTAGGTTCGGGCGAATCGATTCAAGATGCATTGATCGACTCGGTTAACCAATTGAATGCGCAAGCAACTCCTGCTGGTACGCCGGATTTCATCTTCATGAATCCGACATCTTATCAGTCGCTCGTGAAACAGCTGACTTCGCAAGGTGTGTATCAAATGGTTAAGGCTAAGATTAACGAGGAAGTCTCGATTAGCTTTAAGTCGCTTGTTCTCCCAACTGGTACTGGCGAGATCAACATCATTCAGGATCGTAACTGCCCGCCGCAGACTGCGTTCATCATCACAAGCAAAACGTGGAAACTTCGTTCGCTTGGTAAGTTGACTCAGTTCCTGACATGGCCGGGAGCTTATGACCAAATCGGTATTCCAGTACCGGGTCAAGATGCTGTGCAATGTCAGTTGGTTTCGTACAACAACCTGACTTGTAACGCGCCGGCAGCCAATGCGATTGTATCGCTTCCCCAGTAATAAAATCTAAGGCTCGGGCTTAAAACGCCCGGGCTTTTTAACGTTTAAAACATATATGAGGACCCATCCTCGTCTGACCAGACTAGAAGCGCTTCACAATCTGGCAGCATAACTTGAAGCGCATTAAGGGTTCTCATGGCTAATCGTCTTGGTAATAACGGCGGTCGTTTCTACGACTTTAACGTCCAACCTGTTCTCATCGATTGCAATTTCACTGTTGATGCTACAAATGGGAACGGTCTTGGCATTCGGAGTCTAAAGGGCTCTGGAGTTAAGAACGTATTCATGAATACATCTGCAGCATTCACTGCAACATATAATAACAGCGTGAACCTGACGGGTATCGCCTCTGGAACTGCAACTCTCGTTGTTGGAATGCCGGTTCAAGGATCTGGAATTCCTGTTGGTGCAAAGATTGCGTCAATCGTAAGCTCAAGTGCAATTACAATCTCAGCTGCCACAACTGGTGGAGCAACAACTGGGTCAGTTACTTATCAAGGATTAGGAGCGGGCGGATATCCGAACCCAAATCCTGCTGCTGGTTATGCTCTTATTCAGCTTAAAGAAGGGTATGTTAAATATACTGGTGGATTCTCTGGCTTTGCATCTCCTGTAACAGGATCAAACGTTGCAATCAATGGTACAGCTCTTACCGTAGGTCAGCCATACGTTATTGTTTCTACAGGTGTAGGATCAAATGGAACAGTGACGATTGCTCCAGTAGCCGATGTGTCTGGTTCTTTGGCTAGCACATGGTTTAGAATGTATGACGCTTATGGGAACACATATATTATTTGGTTCTCTGTTTCTGGCGTAGGTGCAGCTCCTGTTGGAGTTTCTGGGACACTTGTTCAACAATCAATTTCAACAAACGCTTCTGCTGCAACAATCGGCGCAGCGCTCGTTGTAACTCTCGGCGCTTTGCTTGCTGCACAGCCAGGAAATGCTTCTGCTCCTGCAGGAGTAAACAGCTATACAGCAACTGGTACTACAACTGTAACGGTAGTCAGCACTGCGGCTGCACCATTACCTGGTGGACCTGCTGATGGAACAATTGCAACTGGATTTACTTTTGCAGTTACGAAAGACCAAACAAACTCACAGAACTGGTTATCTGTTGGATTGCAACCTGGTGTTGTTCCTAACGTAGGGGCGGCATTTGTTGCAACTACGACTGGATATAGCTCTCGTGGTGGGTCAACTGGTTTGGTGAAAGTTCCTTCTGTATCAGGAATACTTTCATGCGAAGTTGTTGGTGATCCTAACCAAACACTTAGCCCTATTCCGGTGGGTGGATCGCCTAATGTTGGTGGATGGATTTTGGTCCAGTTCATCAGCGCAACATCTTCTAGTGTAACAACTCCGATTGCTACAGCTCCTGCTCAAAATGCGGTGGCCGGTATGTCGTTCAAAGTTGAATCTAAGAATGTAATTATCGCAGGAGAGTAAAATATAATGTCCATTCCTAGTGTCCCGTTAAATGCGGTGATCAATACAGGTAATGGGCAAATTGCACTTACCTGGCAACAAGTTGTTGGGGCAACGTCATATAACGTCCAGAGATCAACAACAGGAATTGTGGGGAGTTTCGCAACAGTCGGAACTCCTTCTGTTAACAATTTTCTTGATACGACCGCTCTTCAGGGAATTCAATATTGGTATCAGGTTGCATCTGTAAATTCCGGTACAACTGGAGGATTCTTATTCACAGTTTCTTCAGCTAATGCTAGCGGGTCTGCGCAATACACAAACAACGGCCAAACATTTCAAGTAAACGCGACTATTTCAACCGGTACATCTTTATCTACAACATCGACCGGTGCCCCTACGGCGTCTGGTACATTAACGAGAATCTCTGGATCAGGTGATTTCACTATTTCGTTCTCCGCTGCCGTATCGACAGGTGGACAATCTTCATTTCAAACAATGGGGACCAATGGCCAGCTGCTAACCGCTGTTCCATGTTTGCCAGGGCAGATCAATCTTGGTTATTTACGATATATGGTTCGCGTTCGCACTGAGAAATTGCTTTCTCAGTTCGTAACCGATGATCAATTGAATTTCTATATCAACCAATCAGCATTCAGACTTTATGACATGCTTGTTGGAAAGTATGGAGATGATTATTTTCTATCTCCTGGTCTCGTAATTCCGATGACAGGATTGACATCTTATCCACTCCCGAATGGATCAAACTATCTTGGATCATTGAATGCCGATGGACAGTTCTATGTTGGACAGGGATCAACACCGGCACCAGCTTGCTATAAGCTGAATGGTATTGATTTGAATGTTGGTGGGACTTTGGTTGGTCCTGCGGCTGGATGGATACCCTGTGCGAGACAGA